AGATAATTCTTCTAATGCTTCTCTAACGATGTCATCTATACAACTAACTGCATTTGTATCTAAATCAGGTAATCGTTGTTTTGCTTTAGATGATATTCCTAATAATTTTGTTCTTGCTGTTGTTATAACTTCTGTCCACTTTTGTTGTACTTCTTTTAGTGGAACAAGACTATCTTCTTTTTGTTTGCGTTCTAACTCAAGCAACTCAGCTTTTAAATGTTCTGTCCTAGCCCTGCTTTCTTCGTACTCAGGTATAGAGTCTAATGTTATAGAAGATCGTTTACGTTTCGTTGCAGTAGGTTGTGGATTTGACTTCATTTGCCTAAAAGCAGACTTTTTGTTCCACTCTGCAACCATAGTGTCGTCATTGATAACAATATTTCCTTGATTGTCTTCCATTGCTGTAAGACGGCCTTGCTTTATCGCCATATATACCGCTTGTATAGTCACACCCATTTTTTCTGCTGCTTCTTTTCTAGTGATAAGAGCCATAGTGTAAATCCGATAATGCTATTTTTATTTACAATAGCGTATCTTGATAAATATGGTATAATATACCGCCCTGATTAGGGTTACTAATTTTTAAAAAGGTCGGTTTGTAAGCAATGTAAATACATTTGTAAATTTGTGCCTAGAAAAATTTTGCGCCACGAAGTTACCA